CAGTATTTGTAATCCATGCAACAACTTCTTTACCTGTTAACAAATTAGATAGTGTAACTACCAATCCAGCGGCAGTCTGAGCACGAACCAATGATTGTGTTGTCATATTAATTGTGATTGCAGTCTGAACACCAGCTGAAACTGTCGGTGTATAAACGAAACCGTTTTTTGGTTCAATTGATCCGGTGGTAATCAGGCTACCATCAAGTGTGCCACTTGCATTTGCTAATGCGTTGTTTGCTTTGGTGAAAGCACCATTAGCAAATAATGCACCACTATTAGCAGTTATAAAAGCCGCATTGGCAAATAATGAATTTGAGTTTGCCTTATCATAAGAAGAATTTGCTGTAACAAAAGCTCCGTTTGCAAACGCTGCAGCACTATTGGCCTGTCCATAACCAGAGTTGGCTCTTACAAATGCACCGTTAGCAAAAGATGCGGTAGTATTTTGTGAATCATAAGAAGCATTAGCAGTTACATACGCACCATTAGCAAATGAAGCACCAGAGTTTGCTTGGCCATAACCAGAGTTGGCTCTTAAGAAAGCCGCCTGTGCATATGCATTCGACAGACTGAAGATATCATCCAACGAGTATGTACTAGTTACACTTGTTTGTTTATTGACACCAATAACTATGGTGTTGGCTGTGTTTGTGGTAGGACTACTCTGCGGCAGTGCTGATATTTTTACTGTTGACATTGATTACCCCAATAGGATTGTTGTTCCATCTTCTGTTGTTATTGAATCGCCATCTTCCGTGGCAAGTTCCGGTATATATGCGGTACCATTTGGACCATATATCTTAATTTGGCTTGATGTTGGTGTACTGTTGGCCACAAAAGTTCTCTTTACAGAAAGATATGAATTGGCCGCCGAAGATAGATTGCTCGTTAGATAAATCTTTCCGTTTGTATAATCTACTGTGTTGACTACCATACTGCTATTGTTGTCAACAAGTATAACATCACCTTTATATACAATATCTCTTATTGGATATTCATTATCACTATAGTCACCATTGTTAATCAAGTCATATCGGCCAGTCAATGATGTAATATTTAGTGCATTAGAACCAGAATTACCAGTTACTACCGCCACATTTGCATATGTTAACCAAACATTGCTTGCAATTGTGATTGTGTTTGCTACTGAGTTGACCGAAACCACTTCTGAGAAAACATTAGGTCCATTTTTACTCTGAATAAAGATACTACTTTGACCTGGAAAAATAAAGTCAGCCAAATTTGCACCAAGTAAATTATTAAATCTAATTATGTTGTTACTCTTATTGGTAAAATCTGTTACGATTGTGATTGCATCCGATACATGTTCACCTATGTGGTAGTGTAGTTTGCTAGCAGTATATGCAGCAGTATATACGTGTTGGTTTACATTGTTGCTTGATTTCAAACCATAACGGCCTAGAACATTTGTGCCTAACGGATGCAAGAGACCTAAAAGAACATCTCTATACTTTGAAATTTCTTTATCAACTGTAATCAAATATGTAAAGTTATTATATCTATCGTTTTGCATAACATCATATGAACTTGGTTGTCCTTGTGTGGTCAAATATTGGCCATCACCAATAACCAATCCATTTAAGAAGGTTGCATTGGCAGCTGCCGAACCATCTCCATATGTTATGTAACCTTGTTTGTTATATTTTCTTGTGTATACACTTCTATTACCTACTGCATCAAAGTATGTGTATGATTTATCAAACTGTGGAAATGCCGAATTGGCCATTTTCATATTGATATTTCTACTTTCATCTAATACTTTTATTATTAAGTTTGTATTTGGATTGCCGTTGTTGTTAAAAACTTGGAGATTATATAACGACAGTTGTGTATTTGCATCTGATGACAACAAAGAAACCGAATTAACTCTAGCATTATACGTTGATAGGTTGATTGATGGACCCTGATAAACATACTCACCTCTTTTTGGTAAGTTTTCAATTGCAACATTTGACACAACAATATCTTGTACCTTTAATGACACACTCGGTTTTGATTCATAATCTTCACCATAATTTTCAACACCAATTGTTGTAACAGAACCAACTCTATCAACAACTAAAGAAAAAGTTGCACCTGTTCCTAGAATTCCGGGCACTGTAAGTATTGCACCAGATGCGGTTATTGCACCAGATGCGTCAACATTTGCTGATTGTACCGTTACTGATGGTAATAATTCGGTTTTATAACCAGAACCACCCAATGTATATTCTGCCACACTAGATGCTGGATTGTAAACATATGATACACCTGTTATTTTTCCATTTGCACCAATGGAGGTTACGTTTGCAAATGCACCACGGCCAGAACCACCACTGAATATAATCTTATCGTTTGCTTGATACCAACCACCACCATTAATAATTTGTATTGGTGCCAGAATACCTAATGGTGCAATATCAGCATTTGAACCATTATATACATTAGAAATATCTTCAGTAAATATGGTAGATTTAATTTCAATATCTGGTATGGAAGATAACCCTCCGCCACCATTTTCTACAACCATACTGTAAATAGAACTTGTTTGTAATGTTACAAAAGAAAATGCATCAATCAATCTGGTGTTGATGTTTGCAGTGGCCATATTGGCAAAATTGTAATTACTGCTACTCAATATAATTTGGTCTTTGAAACCAATAACATCTTTTGGTATGTAAGCTACATTAGCTCTTGCATTTCCTGTTGCTGGTGCCGTTGTTATGACTGCACCAGTGGCCAATGGGTTTGATGATTCAACTACACCAGTTAAACTTAATATAGCTCTCGCATTCACAGAAGGTATGTATTTTATACTTGTTATAACACCACTACTTGTAACACTATCAACATATGCAAACGCAGCATCAGCATAGTTAACTCTATCGTTGATTCTATATCCAGAACCACCATTTACTATCGTGTAAGCTGGTGGTAAGAAGTCTGTCAATGAATATATGTTTGCTTTAGCTGCACCAGCATTTAATAGGGTTACAATTGTATTTGGTTTTAATGTGTAACCGAAGCCACCATTGACAACATTGATACGTTGTATAGAACCTCTAGTTGTTTCTGATACAATAGCTGTTGCACCAATGCCTGTGGTTGTATCTTCCATGCCATCATATACTACCACTGGATCACCAGGTTGATATAATGAACCCCTCTTAATTGGATTGATTTTGATTTGACTAATTTGACCAACAATTTTTGCTGTAAGTATTTGGCCACCAAATAAAACATCTTGGTTATTTGAATCAATAATTTTAATGAACTCACCAGACTCAAACAAACGTTCTATATTTGATATGAATATCTCTGTCTTTTCACCAATAAGTACAGCAGCCTCAATTGTTGCAATTGATTTTGATTCTAGGCCAAATACTCTGAGGTTTTTGGTGTTTAAAAAATTTCTATTACTTGATGCAAGTTTCAAACTCTTAGAAACATACCATGTACCAGCAGAGGCTTTGAATACGGCCTCTTTGGTATTGAATACTTCAAAGTCTGAGTTGAAAAGAATACGGAAAAGAAACTCATATGATGCAGGTGTACCTTTGGTTTGATACAACTGTCGTGCAACCTTAATTGTTTCTTCTTTATCTAGTAGTGTTTCTTTTGGAAAAAACGGTAAGAAATCGTTTGTAAAGTAATCTAAAAATTCTGTTGTTGTATCATCAACATCTTTATATGACAATAGATTTTGAGTTCGTTCAGTAACTTTACCAGTTTGTTCCATCCATTCATAGTATGCCTTGAGGAAGGTATGAAACTTTACATACTGGTCATTGTCACGAATGTGTTCAGGTAATTGGTCTTTGACCAATAGTGAGGTTAAATGGCCGGTTTCTATCATGTTGGTTTAGCTGTTACATTGACAACGATTGATTGTGGATCAAATTCGTCTACTGTAATGATTCTATTGTAGGAAGATGATACTATAGTTGTTGTTGGACTTGCAGTCATAGTCAATTGTCCCAAAGGATTATCAACTGTTAAAGGTGCAAACGCATTTAATGTAATGATGCCTTCATTATAATCTACCGTACCAATGTTTCCATCAAATATGGTCTTAACATTCAATGTATCATTGAAGTAAGTTCTTAGTGTACCATATCTACCATCAAGTGTTACTGTGCCTGCACCTAATAAACCTGTTGTATCACCAGAAGAATTTGTAATCTTTAAAATTGCTGAAGTGTATCCTGTGCCTGGAGTTACCACTTTGATTTTTCTGATGACACCATTAACTATTGTGGCCTGTGCTGTTGCACCAGTACCATCTCCTAGTATAGTAACTGTTGGTGAATATTGATAACCAAAACCTGGATTGGTAACTGTTATTGATTCAACGCCACCTGTAGATGATGGAACTTCTTCAATATAAAGTCCTTGAATAGTTTCAGCCAAGTTCAATGGATTTCTGAATACAACTGTTGGTGAACTCAATATGCCACTTAAAAACATTCCTTTTTTCAGAGGTGCACCATAATATAATTTATATGTTGTTGGTGTACTTAAATTTGGAAAGAATTTCTTTTGTAACTTAATAGAAATTTCATTGGTGATAATGGAAGAATCTGTTGCATTGATTCTGTTATTAAAATCAGATGACTTGAATGTGGAATTAAATGTATTCAGTGTTGTTTTTGCATAATTATTAATCACACTTCTAACCGCAGCCTTAATCTGTGTGGCTGTTGATGTTGTTTTCTTTGGATCATACAGAACATTGGCTGTAATCTGTACATACGTATAATCTGGATCAACAATGGTTGGTTCGACCGTCATTATTGAGATTGGCTTCAGTACATCTGTAATCAATTTTAATTTTTGATTCTCTGTGATTGTATACGCACCAGTTGGTTTCATACAAACAAATACTCTGCCATACACAGGAGGATCATTCAGTTGACCACCCCAAACATTCACTGCATCAAAAGAATAACCTAAGTTGTTTTGTTGAATCGCTGTGATGTAATCATCTTTGGTAACTGCACGACCTTGTGCTGCATATGCTTTTGGTGCTTGAAATTTAATTGAATCAATAGATTCTTTCACTGCACCTTGTGTTGATGAAGTTATTGGAGATATGACAGTGTTTCCATACCCACCAACTGTACCCATTATTACAAAATTGTTTGCACCAGTAGAACCTGTTCCTTTTGTCACAACATATGATACTCTAACAATGTTACCATTGTTTAAAGATTTGCCTAATACATTGTTACCAAAATAAATTTCATAGTAACCATTCATACCTTCTTGTAGAAAATATACAAGTGAATTATTATTCAACGTCAAATAATCCGAAGATAAGGAATATGTTGTTATGTAGTTGTTTGAAGTTGATTCTTGTACTGCAACCAAAAGTGTGGTTGTATCAATACCAATTTCAGGTAATTTGAAAAGAGATTTTGGATTATCGGTTTTATTAACAGTAAAAGCATAAGTCGTTGCTTGGCCTTGTTTTAGTGTTATGTCATTGAACTGTGCAACACCGTTCACAACGTTTACTGTTTCTGAATCTGTGTTAACAAAATTATAATTGACTCCATCAATAGATTCTGAAAGAAAGTTTGTGTATTTTGGTAACGTTAATGATGCATCAGTGACTTCATTTACTCTCAAATTGATTGTGGCTGAAGGTGCGATTGCAGATGTTGGCACATAATTTAATAATTTTGCTTGAGAAACAACAGAGTTTCTTTGTAATGCGGTATCCATAAACATTTCGTTTGCGACCATGTTTAGATAATATGCATTATATTGTGTATTGTATGTCAAAACATCCAACAAAGTGGATATAGCAGAACCTTCATAATCATAATCTTGAAGAACACCGTTGTCCTTCATATAGTTTTTTAAACTAGTTTTTATTGAATTGAAATCCAATTCAGTGATGTTGAAATTTGAGTTAGCACCTGCCATTTTATCTGTTTCTCTCTAAAAAAACTGTTACAGTAGTTGGTTGTGTTGCATTTGCTATAAAAAATGTCATGGTAACATCATATGCATTTTTATCTGGATATGGTTGTACTGTGACATTCTTCAGATTTATTCTAGGTTCATAGTTGGTTATTGCAACAGTAATTTCTTTTTCCAAGGCCGATGCAGCCATAAATGAGATGTTTTCAAATAAAAGTGCATCAACATTTGATCCGAAGTCTGGATTCCAAGGTTTTTCAAATTTCTTAGTCAATAATATATTTCTGACTGAACGTATGATTGCTTGACTATCATAACTCAATGCAATATCATTCACAGCTGGACGCTTGGCCAATGTGAAGTCTATGTCGGAGTAAAGTTTTTGTATGGTTGCCATCTTTTATTTATGTGTAGGAGTAAAACGCTTTTTTGAACTTTCGAAGCTGTGGGAGAAAATTCTTAGGCCGGAACGCAAAAATTCGAAATTCTGGTAATTATCCAATTCTTGATTTGGCCTTATCAGTGCCTATTAAGTTATTAATTAAGTAGTTACCAGTCTCACCCAGCCCACCCAACTTTTTTGTCTCATTGTATAAATCTACAAAATTCTTAACATTGGTGTAGTAATTTACATCTGAGTTTCTTCTATAATCCATAAAAGTCTTTAAATTTGTCATATGTGTATTAATTGTTGTCATTAATGAACCACTCATATTTGATGTTGCAGTTGGTCCTGTTATCACAATACTGGTTTGAACATTTGTTGCATATGTTGTTAGAGTATTATTATTTGCAATAAGTTGTGGTTCAATCATCAGACTCGTAAAACTACCCATAATTGGTGTTGAATTTATTACTCCATCAGTTTGATTTGTAATATACATTGCAGTTCTACCTACACCCATGGCCATACTTAAATGTGGAAGAGATGAATTTTCACCAGTGAATGGAGTTACTCCAGAAAGTCTGTGTGTATGATTTAAGAAATCAAAAGCTGACGCTTCTAATGCAGCAGCTGCGGTTCTTACATTCGCCATATTTGTTACACCACTAGATGTATTTGCTGACACATATATTGCATTTGCATTTAACTTGATTAACATAGTTATACTTTGCACTGGATTTTGGTAATAACCACCAACATCATTATTGGCAATATCTTGTGCCTGCCATTCTTCAATAAATGGCGGCATAGAACTCATATGTTCTTGTGTGTTTGCTGATAGTGTTTGTATATGACCATTTGGATCATCAAAATTATAACCAAATGAATGAAAAATACCTGTTGAATTCGCTACTGTTGTCATATTATTATCCTACAAATGGGCCAGAGGCTGGTGATGTTGTTGGCGAGCCATTATTTCCGTTTCCGTGTATATGTGTATTAAATACGGCACTGTTTATCTGGTCCGACATTAATATTGATTTTAATACACCGATGTTACCTAAAGAGAAATTGGCTATCGGTGCATTTACTGATATAACTGCATTGACTGTTCCGAGAGCATTTATTTGACCTATAATTGCAATTGGTGCTAGTGGTGTTGGAAACGAAGCGGATACACCACCACATGTGGTGAATCCATCTAATCCAGCATACACACCACCACCCTTTAAATCACCGCCAATAATTCTGTCCGCTTTGATAATATCACCAGTTAATGTTCCTGAAACTTCTAAATCAGAACGCACTGAAATGTGATCAGCTGCACCCAAATACATTGTTCCACCAAAACCTTCAGATGCTGATAACTCTACATCTCCATCACCAGATAAAACCAATGAACCTTTAGACCTGATTTGAGTATTTCCACCAACCAACATTTCATAATCACCAGCAACTTGAACACCCATGTTACCAGCAACAGATAAATTACAGTTACCGTCTATTTGTATGCTACAATTACCTGATATTCTGACATTGTTATTTTGCACAATAATTGTGTAACCATTACCAAAGACTTTGTGAACCTCACTGCCATCAGGATGCATCTCAATGAATGTTCCTACACGATGTGATAAACGAATTCGTTCTCTGGTTGGAGTATCATCCATTTCCAATTTGTGACCGGCTTCTGTTGCAGTAACATTATTATATGGATATATTGGTTGATAGTCGGTGTTGGCCGCAGATTCTGGTTCTGTCCATGCACCTTCAACAAAAGGCATTTCATCTGAGTATATTGTTGTCATAATTTAAGGAGTTAAGGAGTTGAGTTATTAATTACTTTGGGTATTATACTTGCTGCAACACTATCGTTTGAAGGTAGTGTTGATTCGTAAGCTGAAATTGTTCTATTTGCGGCATCCAGGTCTGCCTGTGAAACTGGAACTGCAAAGCCGGCAGTAGCATAACCAGCAATTGTAACTGCACCTACGGCTACAGCTGTTGCTGCTTTAACTGTAGTAACTGCTTCGTTGACCGTATTTCTTGTTTCCTTAATAAGATCTACTGCGCCTGTCGGATCTGAACCTGTTCCTAATTCTGTTAAGAAATCGGTGAATATGTTTTTTATCAACTTTAAAAATTTAACCAAACATTCAGCCAAAAGTTTCAATAACTTTGCAGGTAGACTTATGATCCATTGAATGATTGCTCTTATTTTAACTATGTATGCGAGAACATATTTTTGAAAATCTAGAACCTTTTTTAAATAATATTGTACCTGCTGTAAAAATCTTTGAATTCTTCTCAGTTCAACCATAATTCCAGCAAAAAAACCAGTTTTATCAGTGAAACCTAATGCTTTCATAACTGCACGTATACCTTCTCTGATGTAGCTGGCAGTTACTTTTATAAATTCTTTCAAATACACATTCTTACGCATCTCATCAATGAAACCACAAACGTGTGTTCTTCTTGTGTTTGTGTAATGTGTTGATGTTCCGATTATTTTACCCCTTGCGGATGCATGAATTGATGGTGTACCGGCAATTCGGCCTTCATTACCAAATCTGCCTGGAGGACTTAAATTTGCTTCAGCACACTGCGCTGGCAAATCTTTAGGAGAATCTTTTGGATATGTAAATTGTGATTGTGAAATGATATACGCTTGATATTCTTGTGCGGTAACTTCTGTACCATTAGGTAATGTAAATGCCATATTATTCTCCTGTGTCCGTAACTTCTGTGCTGGTTGCATATTCAGGTGTAACTATACCAGGTAAAACACCCATCATGATAGGCGCCTGTGCCGCATCGCCATCCATAAAGAAACCAACAATCCATTCACCTAACATAGGTGATGAGAAAGATTTTGAATTGTTTAATGGATACATTGGTAAGGCCCAAGGTAGGTCCTCTGTAGGTAAATTCATTTTGTTATCTGTGTGCCATCCAAAAATCCTGACACGGCACCTACCCAGTCCTAGTGGGTCACCTCTAGATTCCAAAATTCCAACCCACCATATGAAACCATCTTTACCAATAAAATTATTCATTTAAACCTCATTTTATATTACAACTGTCTGGCTTGGAAATCCAAGTTTTGGTTTTGTTTGAATCATAGTGTTTTTCGCTAACTCCAAAACTGTTTGAAAAACACCTTGTGATTGTATAATATGCCTTAACGCAGTCACAAGATAGTTACCAGAATAATATTCATCTTGAGTCGATGAACTTCCATCATTAACACCTAAAGCAGGTAACGAAATAAAAATTATTTTTCCCACTGTTATATCACTATTACCTGGAATTATGACTTTCATTATTGTGCGGTTGGCCAAGGCAACTTGCGCTGTTCTATTTGGAATATATGTTTCAGCACGAATATTTTCTGCAACACTATTTGGACTTTTCTTTATATAGTCTGTTTCTTTTTGAGTTGAATTTCCGAATGACAATTTTAAATTACTTTCATACATTTCTTCTGAATATTTACCAAATCTATTTAATGATGTGCCGCCAGAATCATGGCCATTTAAATCACCTTTAGTGAAATATGTTATCGTTTGTGTCCTTGTTATGGGGTCAATTGTAATCAATTTACTTGCATAGATTCCAGCACTTGTTGCACTTAATGAATCGAAAGTTTTTATGAATTCATAATCCAAAATGGTGAAATAGTTTTCAAGTGGCTGGCCAGGCAAATCTGATGGTTGATACTTATATACTGCATAAGGATTTTTATCAAACAAAGTCTTTAATGAGTTGAAATAGAAACCTTTTTTGGTTTCAAAAAATAACATATCGGCCCCTGCACCTTCAGCTGGTAAAGCATAATTAGATAACCAACTTATTGCTTCTAATGGTTTTAATTTTGGTATGACAAAACTATAGGTTCCGTAACTTTCCTGTATACCTTTAATTCTACCAATATTCACATTCATACCATTATCTTCATCATACAAAATTCTAGCAATCATGTTGCTTATATCCATTCCTTTGAAGGACTTGGTTATTTTTAATTGTTCTGATATA